AATACATTTCAATTAGTGCGAGCTTTTAATAACTTCACATATGCACCTGTATGATTAGCACAATTATATATGTTATCAACAATTTCTTGATGCTTAGTTATTGGATCACGAATGATCAAACCGAAATCTTTAATACCATAGTCTTTACCAATTCTGTGCAATTTACCTTCTTCGTTTTGGTCATAAGTTTGACGGAGTGTATGTCCTTCACCATCAGTTAAAAACACAGCATTGACAATTTGTAATTTATATTGTTTCTGAAAGGCAGGAATAATTTCCATGGCGGCAATAATTGCTTCATTCAATGGTGTACCACCCATAGCCATAAAGGTAGGTGTATATCTTTGATTGTTAGCCATGAATGTTAAAATCTTGGCCGCTTTGGTAAATTCACCAGCCGACATTCTACTTGATAACAGATTCATCAGGTAAAAAGGATTACTCGCAATATCACCTTTCTTTGGTGTAATTTCATATTGATGTGCATCATATGATTCAGGTGAAGCAAAAGCATATACATCATATGGAATGTTTACTTTCTTACAGAACATTACCAAACTGATTAATTGCTTAACGGTGTTTGCAATATGGTCGTGCATTGAACCAGACCAGTCTAAGAACATAACAAGACCATGTGATTTGCCATTCGGCACAACCGAAATCTTTTTGAAGATGTCATCATTGAACCGATAAGAAAAAATCTTCTTCATATCAAGGTCACCAGTTTTGGCCGTAGATGCACGTTTTAACTGGTCGGCATTTTTACGCAATTCAAACTCTTTGACAAGATAAGAAACTACTTTGTTTGTATCACGGCGTAGTTTGGCATATTCACCATTTTCTATTTTTTCAAAATCAAATGCCCAATTGGAATGTTCTTTTTGAATTTTTCCATATAATTCTTTGTATGAAAGAATACCTTTTTTCATATCAAATTTCGGAATGTTACCATACATATAATTGCTTGCATTTTCAGCAAACAACTTTTTCTCATTTTGTTTAAATGCTTCATCGGTGAAAGCACGAACATTATCTTCTTCTATTTCTTTATGTTCAAAGCGGTCATCATTACCAATGATTTCAGTATCTTCATCTTCACCATTGTCATAATCATCAGAAGCTCGTTTTGAGCCAGATTCGGTTTCTTCGCCTTCTTCGGTTTCATTACCAAAGTCCTCGTCCCATTCATTGGCAAAATCTTCACCATCATCACCATCTTCATAATCTTCGGAATCTGGTGCATTGGCTTTACGCTCTTCTTCTTTTTGTTTCATAAAAGCCAAAACTTTTTGAGCCACAACTAAAACATCATCATAACTTTCGGTAGATTCAATCTCATCCAGTAGTTTTCTTTCTTCGGTATCAAAACGAATACCAAGCATGGCACCGCCTTTGCTGTGCATATTTACTCGGTCAACAAAATTCAATTCATTCAAATCAACACCATTGGTGCCAAAGAAATTCTTTTGAGTTAATTCAACATATGCTTTTGTGAAAGATGAACGGAGACCTGGATATTTGTATTTGACTTTCTTTTCAATACGAACATCTTCAATAACATTTGAAATGGATTGTGGAATCTTTAAATCTCTGGCACGGATAAGGCCAGATTCAGGAGTGTATAATGCGTGGCCAACTTCATGACCAACAAAAAGATCATAAAGATAACCAGAAATATTCTTATCTAATACAGGAATTGTCAAAACACGATTTTTAACATCAAAGCAAGCAGTAGGAACATTGCGCTGTTCCACTACTAAGTTCTCGGTAGCCATCAATTTGGCTAAAAGTGATTTGGATTCAAGTAATTGCATATAAGCTCCTAACGATTAATATAACAATTATACAGGAATCCTATGTTCCGTCAAGTGTTTTCTTTGGAAGCGTTGTTTTTTAGCAACACATCTGATTACTGATACAATTCCTTCATCTTTTGGTAGTCGGAAAGGTCTTTTTCGTGTTGAGAAAGTATTGCCCACTTGCGAGTTACGATATCTAAGCGTTTCCAAGCAGGAATTTCTTCATCATCTGCATGTGCAGCTTCAAAAAATAGCATATCATTCAGCATTTTTCAGTTCCTTGTCAAAAAAATTGTGTTCAATCGCACTTGCCAACTCATCTGCAAGTTTCGGATCAAATTTTACAAGAAAATGTGCTACATCTTGAGCAGGAATGTGCCTTAGATTGAACATAATCTCATCTATACCTTTATATATTTGTGTTTCTTCCCATTGTTGCAACATATTTTCTCACATTTCATAATATTGATCAATCACAACGATATTTTTGCCTCGTTGTTTGGCTTTTCCAAGTGCTAACATGGATTGTAACTCAATTTCTTTCTCTTGGCAAGTTAAGGACTGAAAATATTCTTCGTAATCTTGCCAATCTTCATCTGTCCAACCTTTTGGTGTATTCATATCATCTTCTCATACTCGAAATTTCTTTGGCTTCTTTATCCGTGAATACAGGAACGGCATTTGACTTGTGCATTGTAGCCACACCTTTCATTTTTTCACCTGTATATGAATTTTGGGATTTTTTGGTACAAGGTATAAAACCTGTATCAATGGATGCGTATAGGGGAGTTTCCCTGCCAGCTGGAATTCTAGGAATAGGAATAGATTTGGAAATACTCGTGGTATTGGTATAATTAGTTTTTGGAGATATTGCCAAAATTTGATTTTGCCATTCTTCGTGGCGTAATCTCACCAATTTTGGAACTTTGCGTCTTTTAGACTTAGGAATGTAACCGTGTATAATCATAATGTAATCTCCCACTCGGAAATTACAATGATACTACAGTTTAGAGAAAATGTCAAGAGTAAGTGTTGTTTTTATGACACACCTACCAGATTATATGGATTCAAAGCTTTATTTCAAAAGCGGACACCGATACTTATCCGAAAAAAATCAAATATAAGTGGAAATAATGATTTTTCTTATATTATGAAATTATAATCTCATTGGCCAATCTTTTTCATCAAACAAATCAATTGAATCTTCATACTCGTGATTTTTTAACTTCTTTACTTCAGCGTGTTCACCTCTACGCTTTTTACTATGTAAGAAATTTTTCGCATAATCATAATCATCTGAGTAATCTTTATTTTTGCGAAACTTACCTATAAACTTTGTCACTACTATCTCCTATTTCAAGGTTTCAAATGTTATGCCTTTTATTTTTGTTTCTGGCATATTGTGCATATCCATATCTGACACATAGGTTATGTCGGAATGTGGATAACAAATTTTTACAATTTTGAGAAGCTGGCAGACTGTGCCATCTGAATCATTAAAAGTGAATACTTCGTCAACACATCTTACATTTTGAATAATCTCACGCCGTGTATGATAATTGTGTGTGAATCCACCACGAGCATACATCATCCACCAATCTGAATGAACTCCAACCACTAACCAGTCACCTTTCCTCTTACATCTTTGTAGGAAGTGTAATTCATTGGATTCTAAAGGATCAAACTCACCGGTAACTACAATGATTCGTTCTTTATCGTGCATTTAGGGTAAAAGATTTGGAAATGCCTCTTTGACAAAATTATATGTCAATCCTTTCACACCTTGGTTCTTTTGAAAGATACCCATAACAACTTCAGCTTCACGAGGTTCTAAAGATTCTAAGAATAGAATCAATAGTTCGTTTTGTTTTCTTGGAGAGAGTTTTTCAGCCTCAGGATGTCCTTCCTGAAACAGATAGATTCTACGAATTTCTGTAGATAGTTGAGCAACAGAAATTCCTGGTTTTGTATCAGGAATTTTGTAGTTTTCTGGCATTTCTTTTATTTTCCATTTATGACCTGGATGAAAAGTAAATTCTAAGACTTCTACCAATGTTTTTGATAGATTCTTTTCAATTACTGCCATTCTTTCTTTTTTGTTTGTTGCAGCTTCAAATTCGTCAAACACTTCATAGATATTTTTCATTAAAATTCCTCAATAACATCCATTAAATTTTTCAGTTTGTTTTCAATAAAATAATTTAATAGTTTTTGGCGAGATGCCGGTTTTGTTTCGTCATAGGTATTTATGATTTTTTCTTTTATCTCTTTTGGAATAAAAGTTAGGTCAATCAATGTGGCATTTCTGGCATAGTTGGCTTTATCAGTTTCATTGTAGTTGGCCACATCCTCTTTCAGATACTTATCCAATACTCCCTTAGTGATTGGTTTCTGTCTAAGGTCACGGACAAAACAATCAGATGGTGAGAACATATTTGGAATACCATCACCTTTATCACCACGAATAATCTTCTCTTTTAATTCTTCAATCGGTTTCTCAGACTTAACAAACTTCTTCTGTGCTGGATTGTATTGTTTTACATTACTGCCATAATTTTGTAATTGTAGAAAATCACCATCACTTGATAAAATCAAAATCTTCTGATGTGGTGCATAGATTGGTACGAGTGTGCCAATAATATCATCGGCTTCGGCACCTTCTACATCAATTACTTTATATGGAAAGTTTTCTCTCAATTCCAATTTAAACTTGGCCAACATATCAAAAATTAGATGCCAGTCTAAATCGGATTTTTCTCTGGTCTTTTTACGACCAGCTTTGTAGAATGGAAAATATTCTTTACGCCAATATTTACGGTTATCACAACACAATACTACATCACCATAATCTTTTCGGAAGTTGCGGATGTGCATACGGAGAATATTGAGAATCATGTGTCGTACCAGACTTTCATCTAGTTTAACACCTTTTTGGTTTGAAATCTGAGCCATAAGGCCAGATAGTAATACTTGATTTAAGTCAACGAGAATCATAATAAACTTTCACAGTTTCAAAATTACATTATATCACTTTTTCTTTACCATGTCAAGCAGTTTGTTTAACAGTTTATGTGATGTGGTAGTCTTTCTGGCAATTATACCATAAAAACCACCTGGTATTAATCCTGAAACATATTCTAATGGGCAAGCAAGGATGGCTTCAAAGTCATCAAACTCATCATATTCTTCGGGGTTTTCTTTACTCTCACGGAATAATACAATATGATATAAATCACCAAGAGAAGTACCACCAACTTTTTCTCCCGGATTTGCATATTCAGAACTCATAATATCGACTCGGCCTTCTTCATCTCCTGATAGAAATGTAAAGAAGTCAAGATTTCTTTCTTTGAGTGGTTGTAGGTAATCCAGCATCTTTTTCCTTAATGTGAGCTTTTCTAACTCTTACCATTATCCATGTGTTATAATATTCATCACTCTCTAATACACCTTTGGTAAATTGTTCTTTTGCTTCCAAATAAGAACACATTCCTTTAGAGTGACATAAGTGAATTATTTCACGGACAAAGTTGTCGTGTCCGTATTGTAACACATCTTGCTTCAAGATGTCACTACTTCCATAGTAAGTTTGCCAATCTGAGTTGGCTTTATACTTTTTCTTCTTACCTTTGACCTGTTTGGTTTTGGCAGAATAAAAAAATTTCTTGCCTATGTATTTTCTACCATTCGTCAGATTAGTTATCTGATACACGAACCCGTAATTATTACCAATCAAGTCTTCCGTAAAATCTTTACCATCATATTGCCAGTTTAGTCCCATTCCTTAGTATCCAAATCATCGTCATCATCCTCTATATAGTCCTCGGATAATTCTTCGATTTGTTCACCACAGAATGGGCAATGTTCTGGTAATTCTTGTGAGACCATTTCTTCCATAAATGATACAGTATAAGTTGATTCACAACTTAGGCATTCACCTGATAATGATTTGTCTGTCATTTAAATTCCTTAATGAGCCCACACATCACCCCAATTTCCTGATAAAGCTCCTTTTGCATAATCAGTAGCACGATTTTCAAAGAAATTAGTATGTGTTGGTGCGTTAATCATTTCTTCTACCCATGGTAGAGGATTCTTTTTCACTTTAAACACACCTTTAAGACCCAAAGAGATTAGGCGGCGGTCTGCAATATAACGAATATACTTCTTAACATCTTCTGAAGATAAACCTTCCATTTGA